TGGTGCTATTGCAATTTGTAGTGTGTTTTGATTATCCATTTAACATATCAATTAGTTTCACTGTTAAAGCAATAATCGCCATAGTAATACCTACTGTTTTAATTCTATCACTTGTATTCAGTTTACGCCAAAAGTATAAAATATAGGTTATGATTATATATTCTTTCCGCACAATAGTCCACAAAACGCACTTCTTGTTAAAAAAAGGCTCGAAGAATTGTTGGAACGCTTTATGTAGCCTTGCACATAACGGTTGAGTGTATGTTTAAGCGAATGCGACACGCAGTGTTAAACACATACTATGTTAAAATTTTTAGTTAAATAAATTACAATTTACCTATTTTTATTTATTCCATTTTTGCAAGGATGAATATATTAGGCTTCGAGGTTAGGCGCATAAATCCATTTGTTCAAGAAAAGACTGGTTTCTTAAATGCCAATTTTGGCGGGATGGTTGGGCGTACACCGGTAAACGAAAAAAGTGTATTTGGATTAAGTGCATATTGGGCCGGTGTTAGAAGAATATCTGAATCAGTTGCAATGTTGCCAGTGGATGTGTTTAAAAAAGTTAATGGCACGCGTTCAATGGTAGATCATCCGGTTGAATACCTACTTAATGCAGAAGCCAATTATCAAACCTGCGCATTTGATTTCACACAAATCTTAATAACATCAGCAATTAATCACGGCAATGGTTTAGCAATAATAGAACGTGACAGATTTGGAACACCAACCGGACTTGTAAACGTATCGCGCGAGATTTGTGAACCGTTGAAATATGACGATGAGTTATACTGGAAGGTAGAAATAAAAGAAGCTGGCAACAAAAAAGAAAGTTTGCTTGTAAAAGATAGAGACATTATAAATCTCAGGGGCTTTGGATCGGATCCCGTAATCGGTTTAAGCGCAATTCAAGCACACAAGCAGAATTTAGGGCTTTCGATAGCTGCACAAGATTACGGTGCCGATTTTTACAACAAAGGCACGAGGATTGACGGCTACATCGAATATCAGGGTGTTTTAAAACCAGAGACCAAAGATTCAATCAATCAGCAATGGACAAACAACTATGGTGCAAATGGCACACGTGGCACGGCCATATTGGATGCAGGTTCTAAATACCATCGTTTGGGATTACCACCGCAGGATGCACAATTCATAGAAACGAGACGTTTCCAAAAGAACGAAATTGCCACAATTCTTGGAATACCATCACACATGATTAATGAGATGGATGGCGCAACCTTTTCAAACATTGAACATCAATCAATCGAGTTTGTGACTTATGGCATTGGTTCATGGATTGAAAAGATTGAGCAGGAATATAGAAGAAAACTATTAAAAGAAAGCGAGAAAAGAAACCATTATTTCAAACATAATGTTGATCGCTTACTTAGAACAGATGTAAAAACCAAAGGTGAATACTATCGATTGATGACAGACATAGGCGCTTATACAATTAATGACGTACTTGAATTAGAAGATAGAAACTCAGTACCAAATGGTGATGAACGTTATGTTCAAATCAACCGTATTCCAATTGAACAAATGGCCGAATATTATAAAAAAGACATACCAAAATAATGAATAAAATAGAAAGAATTGCAGAGGTTCGCGGTGTTAATGCTGAAAATAGAACTGCACAATTTGTAATATCAACCGAATCAATTGACAGACACGGCACCGTGTTTAAATTAGCTGGTTGGGAACTTGACAACTACAATCGTAATCCAATAGTTGCATACAACCATGTAACAAGTGATTCAAATCCTGATACAATAATTGGAACATCCAGAGTGTACATTGATGGTGAAGAGTTGATTGGTGAGGTTACATTTGAGCGCGAAGGAAACAATCCACTTGCAGACAAAGTATTTAATAAAATGCAGGATGGTATTCTTAAAATGGCATCAGTTGGGGCCATTCCACATGAATATCGTTACGGCAACGTTGACAATGGTGAAGATAGCGGTACAATCTACTTCACACGCCAAGAATTAATTGAATGGTCAATTGTTAGTGCAGGATCAAACAAGGATGCTTTCAAAAGAAGTGCAGACCAAGTTGAAGAAATTAAAAAGTCTTTGGAAACTATTGAAGAAGTTGCACCGGTAGAAATGGGTGTAAATACTAAATCGGATTTGAGAAATTACAATAAGGTTAAAATTGTTACAAAATACCTATAATTTAAATAGCAATTTTTGTAAGGTAAATTAAAAAATACATAAAAATGAAAAACAGTTTAGAAATACGTGAAGAAATCGGAAGCGTTAAAAGCATACTTGATTCATTAGAAACTTTGGTTTCTGGTGAAAATAGAGATTTTACGGCAGAAGAAAAAGTGTCCTTTGACACAAACATGGAGAGACTTACAACTTTAGTTGAAGAACTTCCAAAAACAGAAAAATTAGAAGAAATTAGAATGAAAGCAGCAAATTTAATTGGCACGCCAGTTGCAACCACAAACAAAGAAGAGAGAGAAATAGTAAAAGACTTTTCTTTTGGTAAAGCAGTTCGTGCCGCATTTGGTGGTAAATTGGAAGGCGTTGAGTTAGAAATGGCTCAAGAAGGTGAGAAAGAAATGAACGCAATCGGTCGTTCTTCTAACGGAATCGTTATCCCTTCAATGATATTGAACAGAGCAGTAATAACTGAAAACGGAACAAGCGGTGTTGAACAACAATCTTTTGTTGATGCAGTTTATGCGAATACAATTTTAGGTGATCTTGGAGTTACAAGAATAGCAACATCAACAGACCAAAGAATTCCAATCTTAGGCGCAGTTAGCACACAATGGGAAACTGAAGTTTCTGATGCAATTGATGGTGGTTCAGCAATGAGCAAAAAAGACCTTGCACCAAGAAGACTTGCGGCTTATGTCGATTTCAGCAAGCAAGCCGCGATGCAGTCTTCTGGGTCATTGGAAACTGCTCTTAGAAATTCAATTGCTCAAGCAGTTGGCGCGAAAGTTGAATATGCATTATTCACCGACGATACTGCAAACGGTGCATTTGAATGGTTAGCAGACGGAAAAACTCCAGTAACAAACGCATCAATAAGCGCACTTGTTTTGGCTCTTATTGAAGAAGTACAAGGCAACAACCATAATCGCGGTAACTTAGGCTTTGCACTATCTAATGATGTGTTCAGTGATGTATATGCAGCAGCACAAGTTTCTGGTGTATCTCCGCTTATCGTTAATGAAATGATAATGGGAATGATGGCGAAATTTAGCAATCAAATTGCTGACATTACAAATCCAGCAGTTTATTACGGAGATTGGTCAAAAGTTCAAGTTGCTCAGTTTGGTGGTGTTGAAATCCTAATGGATCCTTACACTCAAGCAATCAAAGGAACCAACAGATTAATCCTTAATTCTTACTGGGATGCCGCACTTATACAGGCCGATGCTATTTCGGTGGGTACGCTGGGTTAGTCTTAACTAATAACTAAATATGAAAGGGGTGGGTGTTGTGCCTATCCCTTTTTTTATAATCAAAAAATGATAAGAAATAAAAAAATAACCAGCTACACACCGGTTGAAAATTGGGCCTTGACTTTGGTTGAAGCTAAAAGACATTTGAACATCCTTGATGACTCATTTGATGACCTTATAAGCGACTATTTAGCAAGCGCGCACGTATGGCTATACAATGAGACTGCAATCTTTGTAAAGGGGTCTATATTGGGCTATATGCAGGAATGGGATGACTTCCGTGTTGATGTTGCAAAAGTAGATACATTAGCCATTTACTACTACGATTTAGATAATACACGTACACTTTTAAGTACTGATAATTATCATTGGAACAATGGGTTATATTCTTACATTGAATTAAAAGGAAATTTGCCATCACTTTATGTGAAAGACTTTGCAATTGAAGTTGAAATTACAACACTTGCCAACACCGATCCAATGGTTAAACAAGCATTGAGAATGTTAGTTGCGGACATGTTTGAGAATAGACAAAATGAAATACTTGGTTCCACCGGAAGAATAATTTCACGTGGCACCATGTATCAATTATCTTTAATTAGTCAAAGAACAGAAATATGAACATAGGCCGTTTAGATAGGAAAATTGTAATACAAGTACAAAACTTTGCAACTAATTCCATAGGCGAATACACCACCACATGGGATACTTTTCACACTGCATTTGCCAATGTTCAAAAGGTAAGCGGTACGGAAGCAATAAACGCGGATCAGGTAACGGCAACCAACAAAGTAAGGTTTAAAATTAGATACTTTGCAGGAATAAACGAAAGCATGCGTGTGGTTTACAATGCTACAAATTACGATATAATTGAGATTCAAGAATTGGATCGTGAAGGGTTATTTTTAACCGCTACAAGAACATTATGAATTTAAGTGTAGAAGGAATGGATAAGGTGATTAGTCAAATAATATCCATATCTGATGACAAAATTAAAAGGGGTGAAATCTTAAAGATTTTAAGAAGGCAAGCAAAGCCAATATTAGCAGCAATAAAAGCAAACACACCGGTTGCAGACAAACCAATTGTTGGGAGAAATGGCAAAATTTATGAACCAGAGAATTTGAAGAAATCAATGGCCATCAAAACAAGTCCTTTGAAACATTACCCTAATGTTTTGGTAGGGCCAAGAAAAGGGCAAAAGGCCGTAAGGGATGGTTTTTATGCTTTCTTTATTCAAGAAGGTGTTTATGGAATACCTGCAAATGATTTCATTATGGATGCAGCAAGACCATTGTTAAATTCAACAGAAAAAACAATGAGTGTGCAATTAGAAAAGTACATTGATAAAAAAATACAACAAACAAAATTATGAGAATAGTATTAATAAAAGATCACGCGGTTGCACTAAGAGTGCTGCCGGAAGGCACAGAACTACGCGTTAGCAATAAGTTAGGCGCGGTATTAATTGCATTACAAGTGGCAAAGGAATTTGGTGACTACACCAAAGAAGAAAAGGTTGAACACATTCTTGAAGTTGCATTTGACAATGAAGAGAAACCCAAAGTTAAAAAAATTACTAAAACAAAGAAGTAAACGAAATTAAATTTGTTTAAAATATA